TGGAACCGCGTCTTGAATGTGACAGTAACTTGCCCCTGCGTCTTTTCGTCTGGGATCAGCATGGACGCCATCATTGTCGTATCGCCAGAGCCAATCTCGAACGGGCCGCTTTCTGCAAAAACAGTTTCAGCGGTTAGGTTATAGCCCGTCTCTTGGTTGTATGCGATGCCATCGGTTCCAAACCAGACAGGCGTAGCAAACACGCCAGCATCAATGCCGGATGTGCGAGCCAAAGAACCAATCGTCCAGTGGTTTTCCTCATAGTTGAAAACGACATAACTGTCGCATTCGGTGTTTGTTATGGATGGGTAGAACCACCAAATCTCGTTAAATTTGGAGTTTGTGACGGCATGGACAAGGCTTCTTTGCGATGCGCTTAGGTTGTTGAAAACGTAATCCGATACTTCACAAGGAACGTCTTGAACCTGACCGCCAGAAAACGCAAAGAAGCCACGGGTTCCCATCCAGAACACACCGCGATCCACCGAAGCCGCGCAGCGCCGTGAAATAGCCCCGCAGGACGATCCAACCCGCTCAAAGCCATAGACGAAGGGCGGGCCTTGGTATGTCGCTGCATGGGCGTCCAGATCAGTAAGGATCAGCGTTTGCCCCCGCGCCTTGATGCCGAGCATGATCTGGCCGCTTGATTGCAGTTCAATGTCGCCAGCCTCGTTTGTCGCTGCGGCTGTCCAAACCGTGTTATCTTCGCGGTCGCACCACCGCACTTTGCGAACGTCACCGCCAGCGCCGAGCGCAAACAGAAAGCGTTCTTCGGTGACCACAATCCCTAGATTGCTCGTCGGCGCGTTTGTTATGACAACGGCATCATTGGCAGTGTTAAGTTGCCATTCGTAAATCTTGCCGTCCTTGCTGGAGCAGGCGATCAGATATTCGCCCCAAGTGTCCAAGCTCCATGTCGTGGCTTCGCTGTAAATCCCATTATCTTGGCGCTGTGTGCCGTATAAATAGCTGCCGTAAAACTTGCCTCCGTAGCCAAAGTTGGTGGCCGCAATTGCATCGCCTGTCGTGAAACTGGTTGGCGTGATGTCGGTGACAATGTTTGCCTCTGAGATGGCGAACAGCTTTTCATAGGTTCCAGCCGCCATCCGACGAGCAGCGCTGTTGTCACTCCATGCGATGGAACCACGCACCTTTCTGTTTGATGAGACGGTCGCCCGCGTCACCCAGCCCCCGATAGGTTGCAAGGTTCCTTCTATCCAACGGACTAGACTAGCATCACGCCAGCGACCTGATGCTTGATAATCAGTCCCATTGCGATAAATACCCGGCGGAATGGCAAGCGGGACAAGCGGCATCAGATCACCAAGGCAATCCGTTAAGGGTGACGGGGTTCTTCTGGGCTTCGATCTGCTGTGCCAGCGAGGCTTCTGCGGCAGCTTTGTCAACGCCGTTTGCCCAGACCCATGCCAGCACGTCAGCCTGTGTCAGACTGGCGTAAGGCTTAAAGTCTGGTGCGCTGGCGTCAGGTGTAAACCCTGCCGTGCCGTATGCCGATGCGGAATAGTCCCCGTCAACTGCACTCACATTCCAGTGGGCCACGGTTACGCCGCCGTTAGCAGCGTTGCGGTCCATTTGGCTGATGCTCCAAGTAATCGTCATTCTTCAGTCTCCTTAAGCGATGCGGTCAGCATGTTCACGAAGGCATCACGGCCCACCTGTAGCTGATCTAGGTTGAAGCGCGTTGACCCGATCTTGCGGTCCAAGTCTGCGATGTGGTTGATCATAGCCTTCTGCTCGTCGGTCAGTTGATCCTCAGTAAAATCAGTCCCGTTGATCGTGATGGTTTGCGGTGTTTTCTGCGCCATCGTGATCCTCCTTTCAGGGGTTAAGAGATGCGGTAAACGGTGTAGGTATTTGCGGCAGTCTTACGGAACCGCAACATGGCAGACGTTAGCGTTGCGACAGTCATTGTTCCAACAGTGGTATTGCCATTTGCGCCAATAGTCAGCAATGCAGCGCCTGTGTTGATAAATGACACATCAAAGGACATATCTGTTGGGAATGTCGCGGGTAGACCCCCTTCGATTGATGTGCCTGTCGGCAGGGTTAGTGTCGCAACCGCACCCGTGTATTGAATGATGCCAGTGAGAAGCTCTGCAATGGTCAGGGTTGCAGCAGCGGACTTTGATGTCTGGGCTGGCTGTGCTTTGTAGACAACACCAGTGGTCATTGATGCACCAGTGACATGGAGAGGTGTTACTGGGGCGGCGTTGCCAATGCCCACGTTGCCTGCGGAGGTGATACGCATACGTTCTGTGGCGCTTGTCAAAAACAGCATGTTAGTAGCTTCATAGTTTGACAACACAACGTCTTCGCTGTCGGTTATGCCAATCAGGAAACCATCTGTAATGGCTGTGCCAGTAGCCGAGTTTTGGAAGTTTGCGTAAACACCAACGGCTTGATTGTTGTAGGCCTTATAGGCAACCATGTCGGCGGTGGTAAACGTATTTACTTGCGAGTGGACCTTTGCAAGCGGCGAACTCGTGCCAATCCCCAAGTTGCCGCCGAGGGTGATACGCATACGCTCAGTGCCGCTCACTGCCCAAGACAGATCACCAGTGGCTCCATTGTTCCTGTTTTGCCATGACGCTGTTCCGTTTTGCAGGACTGTAAATGGAATGCCAGCAGCATCAGAGGTCACAGCACTGAAGTTTGGGTTTCCTGTCCCTGTTACAGCGATAGACTTAGTAACACCAGCAACTTCTAGGGTGTACGCAGGGGCAGTCGTGCCAATGCCCACGTTGCCAGCAGAGGTGATACGCATACGTTCAGTGCCAGCCGTAGCCACAGCCACTGTATCCGCAGCGGGAAAGAATAGGCCCGCATCAAGGTCGCCAGTGTTGGTGATAGATGGTGCGGCTGCTGTGCCGTCTGCGAAGGATGCTTGGCCTGTAAAGGCTGGGGCAGCCAATGCAGCCTTTGCGTTTAACTGCGTTTGAATGGCGGAGGTGACACCATCCACAAAGTTCAACTCAGCGGCGGTTGGCAGGACAGCCGTGCCGCCGACTTTCCACAACCCTTCAGACAGGTTTGGCTTAATCGCAGTTGTGCCGTCCAAGAGATCGTCAAGGCTATCCAAGTTTGTATTGATCTTGGTTCCCCAAGTGTCCTCGGATGCGCCCACTTCTGGCTTAGTCAATCCAAAAGTCGTGGTAGTTGTGTCTGCCATTTTGAGCCGCCCTTATGCCGCTAATGTCCAAGTTTCCGCCGTGTTTGAAACAGGCGTCCATGCTTCACTTGTATCAGATTGTGCAGCCCATGTCTCTGCCGTATCTGATTGAGCAGTCCAAGTCTCCGATGTGTCACCTAGAGGCGTCCACGTCTCGGAAGTGTCTGAGCCTTGCTCCCACTTTTTGATAGCCGTTATTGTTACTATACACGAAATAGAGGAAAGCGCACTACCAAACCTAACACGTTCGCAAGCGCTTGTAGTTTCAACGACACAGGACGCAGACGCGGATGCGTTAAGCACAGCTTCGCTCGAAGCCGTTGCAGTTGTGACTGCCGATATTGGTGCAGCCGTCTCTCTAACGCGCACAGCTTCCGTTGATGTGCTAAATTCTGCAGACGCAGCCGCATCAGCCGTCCTTACGCGCTGCGCTGCTGATGAAACGCTAACCGATGCAGACGCAGATGCAGAAGGCTGCTGAATGCGCTGTGCAGACGCAGAAACAGATGCAACCGCAGCCGCAGTCCCGCTTACTTCACGCGACCTGACAGCAGCGGTCGCCGTTGAGGTTACGATGGAAGCCGTAGCGGATACGTTCTGAATACGCTGTGCCGCCGCAGAAACGCTAACAGACGCAGAAGCTACTGCACTCGCATCGGCAATGTTTCCATCAAGCCCAAAGACCCTTACGCCATAAGCGCCAGTGCCAAAGCCTGTGCGATAGACCGCCACAGCAATCCCCTTTAGGTCAGTGTGATGTCAAGGTCGTTTGTGGGTAGACGCAGAACATCGCCTGTGTCGATAACTTTGGAAGCTGTCAGCGTTGCATATGCAATCATGTTGCCAGTTGTCAAAGCATCAAACACCGCAACATCCGTGATGGTTCCCCAGCTTGCAGTTGCCGTTGGAAATTCAAGCGCTGCGTTGTTAGATGCCGTGTCGCCACTCACTGTGAATGTAATGGCCTGTCTGGCGTATCCGTTGCCAGAAAGTTCAGTGCCGCCACCAGCTTCCCCGGGCGCTGCTGTGAACAGGCCGAGATACCAAACTGTGGGGCGAACAGGCGAAGCCGTTCCAGTGGTCAGCAGATATGTTAGGACGCTGGTTTCGAAAGAGTTTGTTAGTGACATCAGATGCTCCTGATTTTCATACGCAGGCCCGTTCCGCTGTGCCGCGCATCTTCTGAAGATATGTTCAAGCCGTCGATTGCAGATTGATACAGCCCTGCCCAAAGCTGGATGCGGGCATCGTCCTTGAGGTAAGGCGCTGAATGCAGCAATGCGCCATAGAGATACGCGTCAGGTGCGTTTGTCAGCAGCCAGTTTGTCGTAGCCGCATCAGACAGCGCAGGGATTTTTGCGAAATAGACCAACTCGCCAGCATAGGTTCCGTCAGGCACGGGATAGAGTTCAAACTGCGAACCTGTCATGGCGTAGTAATACGGGCGACCTGTCACGTTGCCATCACGCTGCTTGCGGTCGATCAGTTCCGCTTGGCTTATCAACTCTAGCCGCGATGTCTCACCCGTGGTCAGGTAAAAGCGGATCGTCTCCGCCCAATCTGCGGGAATGGCTGAGAACTGCGTATCAAGCTGGGCAGTTGATCGCTCTTCCATACGCCAATGACGCACCTTGCGCTGCATATCGGCTTCAGCAAGTGCGATGAACGTAGGAATGACGCTGGTCAAATCCTCGCGGTTGACGAAATCTGCAATAACCGACTTCAGCAAGGCGTATGTCGATATGGTCATTTCTTCTTTGCCTCGTTGCGGGCCGAGATGGCCTTGGCTTTAGCCTTGGCGTCAGATTTGCTACTTGCGCCCCATGCGTTCAGTGATAACAGCAATCGCGTGGGTTTTCCATCTTTATCGCGTTCAGGCCCGTCATTGCCGCTCATCCGCGCCAAAAATGATGCTCGGCGCGGATTATCCCCGGTCTTAACTGGGGGTTTGAGGTTCATTCCCTCGGCCTTGGCAGACGCACGGCCCTTGGCATTTAAGCCGCCACTTGGGTTCTTTCCCTCGGATCGCTGCCATGCGGGCGTCTTTGGCATCACTTTGGCTTCTTTGCAGTCTTGGCTGATGCCTTGAACGCAGCCGCAGTTGGAGCGCCCTTAGTGCCGGGCTTCCGCATCTTCTCGTCCGATCCAGCCTTGATGCGGGCTTTCTTGGCAGCGATGTTTGCGTAAAGACCGCCACCCATTACTTCTTGCCCTTCATCATGCAGCTACCCATAGCCTTGCACTTGGCTGGGTTCGGGCAACCTTTGCACGGCGTAAACTTCGGAGTTGGTTTCTTCATTTCTTACGTCCTTTTCCTGCTTGTGAGAGTGCGATTGCAACAGCCTGCTTGCGGTTGGTAACAGTGGCGGCCTTCTTGGGGCCTTTCGGATCTACACCGGCGTGCAGTGTGCCAGCCTTAAACTCGCCCATCACTTTGGCGATCTTGGCTTCGGCTTTGGTCGGCTTTTTCATTGCTGTTGCTCCCGGTTGGTTTGGACCATAGCTCAAATTTGCGTTATTTGCTACCCATTGATAGCAGACCCTGCGGTGGCTGCTGCTGGCCCCGCGCCATAGCTTCCTCAACGTCAACAGCGCTGACGCCCAACATAGCCGCTGCCCCAGCGATGCCATACTTGCGCACGATGCTGATTAGCTTTTCGTCGAAGACAACGTAGTTGCGAGATCCAGCACCAGCACCCCGTGAGCCTTGGTCTAAATACTTGATGCCGGGAATGCCGGCTTCGCGCATAAATTCAGCCCTTGCAGGAGCAGCGGGATCAGACATTGTGCGAACCTTGTTTGCATCTCCGCCAGCAACCTGAAGAGCCTCTTCGTATGTGTTCCCACCGGGGCCAAGTCGACCGTCTGGACCTTCAACAACATATTTTCGCTTTGATGCTCTAAACCATGCGTCTCTGCCGGTCATTTCATTCCACGGCTCTGGCATTGCAGATAATTGTTGTGCTGCGGCTTTTTCGTTAGCAGAAAGAGGCCCAAACAAATCTTCATATTCTAACGATTTTGGGGCAGAAAACTGACCATAAAGTTTTTTTCTATCAGCGGCAATCCGCGCTGCATCTGAATATCCTAGCAAACTTGCAACTTCTGGTTGCTCACTCAGCGGCTTGTCCCAATCAAGGAAAGCGTTGGGGTCGGCATTGATGTTGACCTCATAGGTGCGGGGACCAACAATCTGTCCTGACCTAATCATGTCCAAAGCCTGTTGGTTTTCTTCGGCAAGAAGCCGATTTCCTTCCTCAACTTCTGGTCCATCAGCATATTTTCCGGGCTTTGCACGATCAGCGTGATAGCGCACGTTTGCCTCAAGTTGTGACGCAGCCTTTTCTGGATCAAATTTGTTGGCATACATTGCGCCCGTTGCTGTTCGTTCTGGCCCAGATGGCATTTTGTTAAAAAACTGCTTCCAATAATCACCGCCGCGCCCGCTTACGCTGGGGCTTTCTGCAAAGTATAGACCATGCCCATACGCTTGAGCGCCCTCACCTGTGCCAATTTGGCTCATGCTAAAACGATTAAAATCATGCGGAGAACTGTGAAGTAGGCTAATCTTGCTTGGTTCAGATGATGCGACTTGGGCTGGTAGAGCGTCACCCAACAGGTTGCCAAGGTTCGACCCCATCGTCGGCACAGGACCGGGCTGGTTCATGCGCTCAACAAACCCACGGCCAGCAGCGCGGGCGGTATCTCTCGCAGCGGCCACGGTAGGGGAACCGCCCAGCAAGCCTTCCATCAACGCTACAGCGGCAGGCGTCCCAGCGCGGACAGCAGCGCCTATAGGGGCCGTGACACCCGCAACCCCTGACAGCATCTCACCTAACGCGGTTACACGGTCCATTGCCGATGTATCGGGCGCAAACATGCGCTGAGACGCATCCATTGACTGGCCGATGCCTTCAACAGGGTTGAATGTCTGATTAAGAAGACCAAGTTTATTAACCATGCGCCCAAGTTCTGGAATGCCAGAAAGCAAGCCTTGAGGTGCTTGTGGTTGACTTTGTGCTGGGGCTTGGCTCGCTACTTGGCGGACAGGATAAAGCAGCCCATCCGAGCGCCGCTCATACAGCACGTTGCCAATTACGCGGAGGTCTTCAATCGCCATAGATGCAGCTTTCGATGTGGGTTGCGGCACATTAGCACATCTGTAGGCATCACGCTAGGCAAACCCCTTTAAGTTCCGCTTGATTGGGGTGTTCCAATCATCATCCACGGGACGATAGCCCACGAACAAATAACGCAGGCTGTCAGCCGTGTGTGATGTGTGGTCATGCTTTGGCTTAGATCGCCATGTCTTTGACCGCTCGTCCCAATCGCGCTGATACTGCCGCAGCGCTTCGATCAGGCGTGTTTGCCCTTCGTGGATATACGTTCTAGCCAATCCATTCCGCACAGCCTGAATGCCGTCCTCAATCGGGATATTTGGCGCAATTGTAATGTTGCGAATGCCCAAGCCTTCAAGCGTCTCAATGCGGGATATACCGCTGCCAAGTTCACGCACACGGGCATCGTGGGGCAGTATGTGGGCCGTGTAGGTGTAAGGCTTGTCCGACAGCAGGCGGGCGTAATAGGCCAGCCCCCGCCCGCTGTCCTCGATGTGGTCGATGATCCGCACCTCGTTGCCGACAAACTGGGCGAAGATAATGGATGTCGTGTCATCCATGCCCAAATCCCACGATGTCACGACACCCACTTGCGGTTCGTGCAGCACGTTGCGAATGCGCTTGTCCGCAGTCATTTTCTTCATTTCTTGGCCGTAGTAAGCCCCGATGATAGCCGCCTCAAAGCTGCATTCAAACTCTTGATCGTAGCGGTCTGGGCCAATGGTCTTTAGCGCATCATTAAGTTCGATTTGGGGAAGGACGCCTGTCTGCGATGCGGGAAGCACCAGCGAAAACCAATTCGGATCGCGTGTGGCCTTGTCGTAGATTTCCCAGAACTCGTTCTTGCCCTTGGGCGTTCCGATAAACGTGGCGCGGCCCTGTCGATCTGCAAGCGCCGGGCGGATGACTGTGGGCCACGCATTGGCGGGGAAATCTGCGGGTTCGTCTAGCACCACATCGTCAAAATACAGCCCGCGCATGGCGTCATAGTTGTCTGCGCCGAATAGCCTGATACGAGCGCCATTGGGGAAGTCTGCCCTAAGCTCGCTCTCGTTGTAAGACATGCCGGGGATCGGCGCTGTGAAGTGTTTGATGTAATCCCAGCTGATGGCCTTGGCTTGATTATAGTATGGCGCAATGTAACCGCAGCGCACACTCTCCCGCTTCGTTGTGATTGCTGATCGGATCAGGTCG